CCTTCTTACAAGACGAAGCTCTTTACCAACAAGAACTAAGAGAAGACGAACCCTTAAACATGATTCCTTATGAAGCTTGGGCTGCTCAAAACAGAGCTCCTAATCCTATCGTAAATGAAGAAGGAGTTCCTATGTTCGATCCTTCTACTTCTGAGAATAATTTTCCAATTCTTAAGGAAACTAAAGTTGAACAACTTAAACTTGAGTTTCCTGTTCCTGTAAAACCAGGAGTGGCAGAACTATTTGATTCTAATCCTGAGTTAGCTAATCAAGTATATGAAGCATTAGGATTTGAAATACCTACTACAAAGTTACAAGGTAAACAATTTGAATATGGCGAACCAAGATTTTTTGATGTAGTTGAAGAACTTACTTCTGGAGAAAGAGCAAGTCTACCAAGTTCTATTTTAATAAATAAATTACTAAAAGGAGAATATTTACCTGAAATAAAAGAATCTCAGATTATCTTAGGTCTTTCAGAAGCAGGAATTTGGCGACCTAATATTAAAAAAATAGAAGCATCTGGAGAAAATAAATCTACACTTGCTAAAAAAATAGGACATGAGTTACTTCATTCTGTAACTAATAATATAATATTAAGCTATCAGAATTTAAAAGGAACAGTAGATTTTACTGATAAATATTATAAAGATTTTATTAAACAAGGTTATATAAAACCTGTTGATTTAAGTAAATCTCAAATAGAAGCTTTAGATAATTTAGTTAGAATAAGAAATAAGGTAGTATCTTATGTAGAACAAAATAAAGATAAGATACAAAAACAAGATAGGGGATTTGGTACTTATGATTATTTTATAAGAACAAATTATACTGAATCTGAAACAGATCTACATGAGTTTATTTCAGAAGTATTTACAAACCCTGAATTAATAAATATACTTAAAGAAATACCTACAGAGGGTAAAAAATCTAACTTATTTAAAGATTTTGTAGATGCTATTGCTAAAATATTAGGATTTACAAATACTTCTATTTTAGAAGATATTATAGCATATTCTGAAGAAGCATTTTTTCAACAACCTCAAATAACTCCGCAACAAAAACAACAAGCAAGTTCTTTGTTTTCTGAGTTTTTAGATGTATATTTACAAGATTATGAACAAGTTGAAAAGATTTTAAAAGAAGAAAATATAATTCAGAAAAAATGCAATTAAATTCAGGTGTATATATTATATCTTATAAAAATAAGAACTATGTAGGAAGTTCTGTTAATCTTAAAAAAAGATTAAAAGACCACTTTTTTTGTTTGAAGAAAAATATTCACAGCAATAAAAGACTTCAAAACATTTATAATAAACATGGTAAAGAAGTATTTAGCACTGCTATAGTTGCTTATTGCCCACCAGAATATTGTATTAAACTAGAACAATGGTTTTTAGATAATACAAAAAATTTATTAAACCATTTAAAATTTGCGTATAGTGCTAAAGGCAGGGTTACAAAAAAATCTACAAAGCTAAAAATATCTAAAAAATTAAAAGGTAAAATTGTATCTGATGAAACTAAGAATTTATTAAGTTTATCTAAAGTAGGTAAACCTCATTATGTATCTGATGAAACTAAAAGAAAAATGTCAGAATCAGGAAAACAAAAAGTTTTCTCTAAAACACATAGAGAAAATCTAAGACTTGCTGCTTTAAACAGAAGCAATAAACTCTCTGAAAAAGTTAAAGGTGAAAATAACCCTTCATCTAAATTAAACTGGAATATCGTTAAAGAAATTAGAAACTCCGATTTAGCTGTGAAAGATTTAGCAATCAAGTATAATGTTGCTAAAATGACTATATATAAAATTAAAAATAATAAAATCTGGAAAGAAGTATGAGTTGCGTTATAACATATAAAGAAAAACAGTATTCTGAAAAACAATTCAAAGAATATTTTATTAATAATAAAAATGAGTTTGTTACATCTATTATTAAAAATAAAGATGTTATGGATTCATTTAAAAGAAAAATGGAAGCCATTGATGGTGTATTTAAAGATTCACCAGAACTTGCAGCTATTGGCACTAAAGCTCAGTATATGCAGTATCTTTCTACTATATTTCCTGATAGTAAAGTAAAAGATATTGTTTATCATCAAGGAAAAGAAGATTTTGAAAAATTTGATTTGTCTAAATCCACAGAAAGTCCTGTAATTTATTTTAGTTACTACAAACCAACTACTAGTATTTTTGGTGATAAAACAAAAAGTTTAATTTTAAATTTTAAAAATCCTTTTATAGAAAAAGATAGTCTTCAATATGATAGTCTAGAACAAACTTATAAAGATAAGTTTGTGGAGGAAGGTTATGACGCTATTATTACTCCAAATGAAATTGGAGTTGCGTTTGAACCAGAACAAATCCACATACTAGGAACCAAACAAGATATAGAAGGATTTAAAGAGTTTGTAAAAACAAAACCAACAATTACTCCAATTACACAAGTACCTGATGTAATGGCTACAATAATTTATCAAAATCAAAACTGCAAATGAGTTCGTGTATAAATCAAAATTCCCCAGAGTTTAAAAATCTAGTCACTAATACGACTGACTCTGAAAAAGTAATAGCTGCTGTTGTTAATATTTGGCAAGAAAACAACGGAGTAGATACTATTCCTTCTGTTAAAGAATACGAAGACTATAAAATTCAAATACAAGTACAAGACTCTGCTAATATGTCTTATGAGTATTTTGAAAAACTTGCACAAAATCTAAACGATAACTGGTCAGAGACAAAAACAGAAAACGTAACTAGACTTTTAAATAGTTTTAAAAACTCTATAATAGACACAACAGAAGGAGCCAATACAGAGTTTCCTCGTCTTGCTTTACAAAAATTACTAAATAGCGCAGAAAGAGGAGCTATTACTCCTGAATACATTGCAGAGTCTATTGAGTACCTTAATATGTATCTTCACCGTTCTAACATGTATTTGGAAGGAATGGTTAAAGGCCTTAGAACCTTCCTAGGATCTCAAGCTTCTACTAGGAATAAAGTAGCTGCTTTGTTTTCTGCCTATCAAACTGCAGATAACTTTAAAAGACAGTTAAAGTCTATTTTTCCAGAAGACGAAGACTTTAGAAGTCTAGTAGATAATTACAAAGGAAAAGGATTTGAACAACTGTTTGCTACCAAAAAAAGCATGGAAAACAGTATTGCTGACCTTACTAATATATATGAAAGTAAGTTAAGTAAGCAAGTTGCAGACGAGCTTTGGAGTTTGTTTGGGCCTAACGCTGAGGCAGTTAATAAAGAAGCTTTTGGAAAACAAATTGAATTTCTAGAAAAACAACTAGCAGAGACTAAAAGCCCCAGCCAAAGAAGGCTTTTAGAAACTAAACTTAAAAGAGAACAAGAATCCTTTAAAAAGAATGCTTTAACAAGAGCCAACCTTGAAAGATGGATAAACAACCCTACAGGTAGTTGGTATGCTTTAATTTTTAAATCTGGTAGTTACAATGCAGACCCAGGAGTACAAGTAATATCTAAGTACATTTACAATATAGTAGAAGATGCTCAAAGAGAATTCTTCCAAAAAATGAATAGACTCCAAGATATAATGGAGAGAATTCAAACTTTAGCAGGAGAAAACTTAGACATTAGAAATATGTACAAAGGCTTGTACAGAGAAACTGTAGACCAGTTTGGAAACTTTGCTTTGGTTCTTCAAACCCAAATGAAAGACCAAGAACTCCGCAACGAAAGATTTAAACTTAAAGAAGCAATTGACAAAGCAGAGAATGAGGAAGACCGCCAAAAAGCTATAGACGCACTTAAACTGTTTTCAGAAACTTACGAAGAAAGAAAATTCATAGATGACTATTACGAGTTTAGAAAAATTCTACCCGAAGACATCAAACAAAAAATAGACGAATTAAGAGATGAAAAAAACACCATCATTGCTCGTTTAGACGGAATTAGTATTTCAGAAGGAGACTTAGAAGCTATCAAAGCTATCGACAAGACGATAAAAGACTTAAGTAAAGAATACGATGACTTTGGTAATTTAAAATCTCCTGAAGAAGTTCGAGTTGCTCAACTACTTCAAGCCTATAATAAAAGAGCTCAAGAGTTAGGAGTGCATGACTTTTACTTAGAAAATTCTTCCAAGCTTCAGTTTGAAGCTACTTTAAAAGAGCAAGAAGAAAAACTTAATAAAATTCTGAATGGCCCTGGAACTGCTGTAGAAAAAGAAGCTGCACAAGATGAGTTTGCTCGTTGGCTTTCTTATTACTCTAGGGATACTTTTGCTCCTGAGTATTATACAAAGATTAAAAAAGTAACCGATAAAATTGACGCAATAACCAGTAAGTACGAAGAAACTACTATAGGTAAAAACAACAAAAAGATTCGTACCTTACTACAAGGCTACAGAGACGCTAATGGAGTTTATGACGGAACCGAAGTATCTACTGATCTTACTAATACTATAAGAACTTTAGAAGAAGAGATTGAAGCGTTTAAAACTACTAAAGGTACATCTAAGATGACTCTTGAAGATAAAGCCGCTTTAGGTAGACTAATAAACGAACTTCAAGAACTTCAATACACCGGAGCCACAGAATACTACAAGACCGAAGTAGAAAATAGAAAAAATTTAATCCGTTCTCAACTTCTCAAAAATCAAGAGTGGGATGACGGAGATATACTTAACGCTGAAGTAGAAAGAAAGTTTGAAGACTCTCAATGGTTTCAAGATAATCATATTTATGTCGAAAGATACATAGACGGTAAACTTCAACTTATTCCAAGACCAATAGCTATCTGGAGAAGAACTGTTCCTTCTGATTACGCTATTGATACTATTAAACAAGAAGCTAATGCTTTAGCGGATAGACTCGAACAACAAGACCCTGTAGCAAACAAAGAAAGAATAAAAGAACTTAGAGCTCTTAAAGTAGTTCAAGAACGAGTTCCTTCTAGAGTTTGGTTTAGTTATCGAGTAAACCCTAAATTAGAAAATCCAAACTACAGCCGAGATATTAATTTCAAAGTAGTCAAAGGAGCTTTTTATAACAATGAATGGGATACTTTATCTCCTGAGAAAAAGTCTATTGCAAAAGATCTTCTTGATTTTTATTTAGAAGAACAAAAAGACCAATATAGTCAAAATAAACTTAGAACTATTCTTCCTTATCACAGGAAAGAAGGTTTAGAACTTTCTTTAGATACAGTTGCTCTTAAAAGAAAAGGAGTAGTTAAAAACGCCATCAATGAACTTAAAACCGCTTTTAGAAAACAAGACTTTCAAAACCCTGACGTAGATGACGTATATGGAGAAGTAGACCAACAAGATGCTTTTGGTAATCCTCTAGAAAAAGCAGGAAAAGTTCTTTATATGAGGTATGCTCGTCCTCTAGACAAAGGAGTAATGTCTTATGATATAATGAAAGGCATAGGACTTTACATAGGGGAAGCTACTAAGTTTAGTGCTTTGCGAGAAAACCAAAATACTATTCTTGGAGCCCAAGCTATTGCAGAGAGACGTACTATAAACTCAGGCACAAAAACTACTGAAGGTATTATTAACAGAGTGCTTTATGGCGAGAACATGAAGAACTATGATAGCAACGTAGCTAACAGAATTAGTGCTTTGTTTAATTTTACTTTAAAAAGATCAGGAGCTATGTCTCTAGGACAAAACTTAAGCTCTCCTGTAAAGAACTTAGTAGCAGGAATGGCTCAAAACTTTATCCTAGCAGGTAACTATGATATTACTTTAGCTGACTTACACGCTGCTAGAGTAGAAGCTGCATTAGCTTCAAAAGATTGGCTGTTAAATCCTCAAGTAGGTAATCGTCCTTTAAATCTCCAGATACTTGATAACTTTGGAGCTATCCAACAAAGAGATTTTGGACAAGGAGCTTTCATCAAGTCTACCTTTCTTAGAAAGTTTGGAAACATTTTTAAAATGGTCAACAGATTTAGGGAGTGGACTGAATTTGAAGTGCAAGCTACTTTGGCTTTTGCTATTATGAATAAGGTTTATGTAAAAGGCCCTAATGGAACACAAGCAAAACTTATGGATGCTTATGCTTTACAAGGAAACAACTTAGTGATTAAGCCTGGTTACGAAGTTCCTGACCATCTAGTAAGAGCTGTTCGAGCCAAGATTAAACACATGAACCACCACTCTCAGGGTTTATACGATCAACTCTATCAACCAGAAGGAACTAAGTATGTGATTTATCGTATTCTTTTTTATATGGGTAAATGGAAAGCTCCTAAAATAGAAAGATATTTTGGAAGTGAGTATGTGGATTACTTAGCCGGAGTTAGATCTAAAGGAGCCTACAAAGTTCTTTGGCAATTTGTAGTAGATGTAGCTAAGTATCAAAAGAATTTTATAGCTGCTTATCAAACTTTAACTCCAACTGAAAAGAAACAAATTGCTCCTATTTGGAGGACAACTGTACTTACTGCTAGTTATATGGTTCTTCAAGCCCTACTCAAAGACTGTGACGACGATGGGGATCAAGATGCTTGTGACTACGCAAACTGGCTAGCTAAAGGTGTAGGAGACGAACTAGAAAGCTTAGATCCTATTATGACTCCAATAAACTTTACTTATGGATTCGTAGACCAGAAAACACAAATCTCCGCACCTGAAAGAGTAGTAAACCAGCTTATCTCTCCTTTGACTAGGATGTGGAACATATTTAGTGACCCAGCTATACGGTTCTTTGACCCTATGGAGCCTTACTATAAAAGAAACTCTGCAGGAAAAATAGATTGGAACACAACAGACCCTCTTTATGGAGGTAAACCTGCCATAGCTGTTTTAGCACTTAAGCTTAGTGGTTTTGGAGAACTTGATGTTAGTCCTAGAAGAATGGAATACAAGTCTCGTAGCTTTACACACTTTAATCCTAAGCTCTACACAGAAAAAACAGAAACACGGTATATAAGTGAAGAAGGCAGTGTTAAAAAGATAGAGTCTGAAAGCGAAAAAGAAGAAAGAAAAGAAAAGAAAGAAAAAAATAGAGAAAGCATGGAAGTAGCAGGAGTTAAAACTAAAAAGAAAAAGACTAGCTTCCAAGAAAGAATGAAATCAAAAAGAGCTAAAAAGTCTTCTCTATTTAAAAAAGCAAAATCTAAAAAGAAGAGAGACTAACTCTTGACTTAATTTTTTAAAACTTTATCTTTGAGTATATGTCAAACCAATCTAACGACAACCTTAAAATTAATCCCTGGGCACTGATTAGCTGGATACTGTTCTTTTTTTCTTTGGCTATGTTTGCTAAGTCTTGTGAAAACGATTACAATTCTTACATAGCTGTAAGAAAGATTGACTCTCTTTACCAAGTAATATCTAAAGTCAATACCCAGATAGACAGTTTGAAGGTTACTAGAAAAAAACTAATCTCTGAAGAAAGACGAATCCATGAAGAATCTACTAAAATTATTGAACGTATTTTGTTGGCTCCTGATAGTGTCCAATGTTTTATTACCGAAGAACTTGTTAGGGAACACACCTACCTCGACACTATTCGATAGCAGTAAATCTCAAGTAAAAGTTGATACAATTTGTAAGAAAGTTATCAACATTTATTTAACAAAAGGATTAGAAGCCAGAAAGTTAGTCTTTGTTCTAAAAAGACAAATAACTTTAGATTCTCAAATTATCAACCTAAAAGATACAGTTATTTCTAAATACGAAATAATCAATAAGGACTTGGATTCCAGACTAAAAAAACAAGAAAACAAGTTAGTGATTGCTGTTAAAAAAGCCGAAACAGAATACTTTTGGAAAAGAGTATTTCAAGGAACTACTTTATTTTTTGCAGCACTCTTTCTAGCAAAGTAAATTAAGTTAAACTTTAATCATTAGGAATTACAAAACTATCAATCTAGTTTTGTATTCCATATACCCCAATATGGTAAGTAACGAAATAAGAGAAGCTATAGTTCGGTTTTACAAAGAAAACCCTACAACTGAACTAAGTGCTTTTGAAGTAGGTAAAAAGTTTGGATTAAGTTCTTCTCAACAACACAAGATTTCTCAGTATGTAAGGAACTTAAAAAAAGTAGCTTTTGGTACTCGTTGGAAAAAAGCTGAGGTTAAAGAAAAACTTGAAGACGTTTTTAACTCTCTTAAAAGTTTAAAAGAGAACTTTGAAAAAGGAACTTTAGAAAGTACCATTACTACTTCTTTTGACCCAAAGACAATTGAGGATTTATATAAAGAACATCAGGTTAATCCTGAGATCTACGTTATAAAAAATTACTGGAGTAAAAAACAACCCAATGGAAACTTTACTTCAAGTGTATTCGCAGTAAGAAAAACTATTGATACAGCGGAACCCTACGAATTTGTCGAACTACTAAAAAATTATGACTCACCTTACACCCCGATCAAAAAGAGTGAGATTTGCGTTAATTCTGCTTTTACTAGACCTTCTTGCCTTATTCTTCATCTTACTGACTTCCATCTAGACAAACAAGACATTTACGGAACAACTCTCGAAGAAAAGAAAAAACAATTTTACCAAGTAGCAACTAAACTTCTTTACAGAGCCTATCAGTCTAATTATATAGACGAGATAGTTTTTGTTTTAGGAAGTGATATGCTTCATACAGACACTTACCAAGGAACTACAACTAATTTAACTCCCCAAGACTCAAACACTACTTGGCACAATGCCTTTACTCAGGCTTTTGACATTTACGCAAACACTATTCAAATCTTAAAACAGTTTTGTAATAAGTTAAACGTAATCTTGGTGCCAGGTAATCACGACAGAACTAAATCATTTTATCTAGCTTATGGCTTGGAAAAATACTTTGAAGCAGACGATAATATACTATTCGATACGAATCCTATACCTCGTAAGGTATTTACTTACGGCTCTACCTTTATAGGACTTCATCACGGAGATTGTAAGATTACAGATCTTCCACTTATCTTTGCAAAAGAATACTGTAAAGAGTGGGGGCAATGTACCTATCACCAGATTCTAACCGGGGATAAACATCATGTATTCGAAAAAGAAATTCAAGGAGTTCGCATTCGTCAGTTGCCTTCTCTTTCAAAAGAAGATAATTGGCACAACCAGTCTAATTATGTTAACGCAGTTAAAGCAGCTATAGCAATTATTTACGACAAAGAATATGGTTGCTGTATGACTATAGAGGAGAGACTATAATGTTTAGTATAATCGAACAATGCTTAGATATGGAAAAGCAAACTTCTGTAGCTCCTGATGGTTCTATAGTTCCTATGAAGCCTACACATCTTTTATTAACTCAAGACCAATACGAAGCTATCTTAAAAACTAACGGGATTAACGCTAAGAATATGCCTAGTCCTATCAAGGAATTATTCGGACTTAAAGTAATTCTAACAGATGTTCCAATAGAAGAACCTAGAGTTCTCTCAATGACTGAATAAAAAAAGGAGCCTAATAAGCTCCTTTTTCTTTTTGGTTTTTAGAGAGTTATTCGATGCCGAATAAGTCGGTTTCCCTCATAATTAAATACTCAACATTGTTAAGTTTAAGAGGAGAACCTGAGTGTTCGCTAAAGTAAACAAAGTCGCCTACTTTAACATCTTTACATTCCGAACCAGCTGCCTCTACTTTGCCACGAGGAGGATTGGTTTTTGACTGATCTGGAAGAAAGATACCGTTAATTGAATCTTCTTTTTGAGCTGGCAAGACTAAAACACGATTTGCTAACGGTTTAAACATATTGGTTTCCCCCTGTTAATGACAAAAAGCGTTCCTTATCCTCAGATACTGTCAAAGTGACACCCATTGGCATAGTGTAAACCTTTTGGTCAAAGCCAATAAGTTGTTTTTGTCCTTTGATGTTTTTGTACTTAGGTTTGCTTGGATCAGGAATCATTTGGTCGTGAGCTAAACTTAAGTAGATTTCAATGTTTCCTCCTTCGACAATACGTGCTGCAGCTACGTGGTCTAAGCTAAAACACCCTTTAACTACTTTAGTTTTTTCTTTTGAAGCAATGTAGTCAATTTCATCTTCATGTTGAACAGGCTTCTCGACTTCCCGTTCAAATTCTTCGTGGTACCAGAAGAGTTGCTTTGAGTTTTTATTTTCCATGGGCTTATGCAATATTTTTACCTTCTACTCCTCTTTTTAATCTATCTTGAGTTCTTAGATGCTGTGCATTGATAGCATTTTCAATGTGTGCAATTGTAGTCACATTGTAATCACTTGGGTAAGCATCGTTTAAACTTTCGAACAAACACTTAACATACTTAAGCATATCAAGTGCTTGGCATCCATTTACTCCGACTTCTCCAATAGGATCAGACTGAATAGTGAACTTAACGATTGGAGCAACTCCTTGTACATCTTCAACATTTTCAAGCTGAATGTAATCAAGAATTACAGGAATTTCGCCTGTAGTTTGTTCTACAAATTTATTGTAGGCTTTTTCTACGTGTCTCATTTTTTATTTTTTAATATTGCAAATATAGGCAGTTGGTATTATATTTGCAAATAACTAAAAAGCAAAAAATCAATTTAAAATTTATGGAACAAGAAAAAATCAGTTGGTCTCCAGAAGCCAAAATCGAAGTAACAGGCAGAGAGTTTGAATTCCTAATTCGTCTTGCTTCTTCGTGTGAAATCCCTCAAGCGCAACTTAGCATTAAAGATTTGCAAGAACTTTATATTCCTGCTTTGCAAGCTAGTCAAGATATTTTGAAGCGTATGCTTGAAGGCGGAATTGCTACTAAAGGAGAACTTCCTACCGAAGCTCCTGAAATAGAAGGTGCAGTTATCTAATTAGAACCCCTCCTTGGATAGTATCCATTGATTACATTTTGTGTTTGTGAAAACCCCTAATAACCCATTAGGGGTTTTTCTTTACCCCTAAACTTGACTTTTTTGCTAAAAATATTATATTTGGATAAACTTAATTATGGACTTTATAAAATCAATGTTTGTAGCCGACGGAGGAACTTCCCACAAAAGAGTACTTGGAACTCTTGGCTTTCTTTGTCTTTTAGTTTTTCTTTTTACTTGTAAAGAAAGTGTAAAACCAGAAGCCATTTCTGCTGTTGAATTCATAACCATTTCTGCAATTTTTGGAACAGTAGTTGAAAAATTCGCAGGTAAAAAAACCGAGTAATGAAACGTTTACAAGAAATCTTAAACGCAAACGGAGCCTCTCTTACCACTGACGGAATAATAGGCCCTAAGAGTTTAGCTGCTTTACACGAATATGTAAAGTCTAACCTAACTAAGAGAAAGTGGCGTATGCCTACTGACGGACTTGTTTGGATTAGAACAGACAAAAACTTAACTAATACCTTTGATGACTTTGTAGCAGTTTATAAAGGAGGTAATTGTGTTATGGCTCTTCCATGTTCTACTACTGCAGGAGACTATTATGTGTTTAACCCTTTGACTGTAGGAGGAATTACAGGAACCGCAATAGCAGCTGAACAGCAGATTATTGGAGCACACCAGTTTGTGACTAATAAAAACTGGAAATTCCTTTGGTTAAATGCTCCTTACTTTATGCAAGTAAGACCTATTACTATTTACCGGGACGGAAACAAAGATAGACTTATTGACAAATTAGTAACTCAATTTGGACTCTTTGGAATCAATCTTCACAGAGGAGGAATAGCTGCGTTTATTAACGGCTTTAGTGCAGGATGTAACATAGTTCAAGATGCTATGTGGTTTGAAGTTTGTAAGTTATTTACCAACGGACAATTCATAGATTATACTTTGTTTGAAGTATAAAATTTCTCTTGACTTTTTTTAGAAAAAGTTTATCTTTGGCATAATTGGCCCTCTTGGGCGGGATTTTATAATCCGTAAAGTTATGAGATATAAGAAGATGACTAATCCCACTGATGGGATTAACCAGACTAATAAGCAGTTAAGCACGGTTGAAGATCAACTCTGTTGTATCAACGACAACCTTATTACAGGTGTTCCTATAGCTGCTGGACCTCAATTAGATTCGTTTGGTCGTCTTCGTGTTAGTGAGCCTTTTACTTTATTTGATTCAAGCCACAGATTCGATGATAACGGTTTGTGGGCTACAGCTACTGCTACAGGCGGTACAGCTGTATTTAACTCTAACCAAGGCTTAATTGATCTTAGTGTAACCGTATCTTCTGGTTCCTCGGTAATCAGAGAGACAATTAAAACTTTCTCTTACCAACCAGGTAAATCTCTTTTAGTTCTTAATACGTTTGTAATGAGTTCTGCTAAAACAGGACTTACTCAGCGTGTAGGTTACTACGGAGATGAAAATGGTTTCTATCTAGAGCAAGAAGATTCTACTGTAGCTTTTATAAAAAGAAGTTTTATAACAGGATCAATTGTTGAAACTCCTGTTGTTCAAGCTGATTGGAACGGAGATAGACTAGACGGTTCTGGAGCTAGTGGAATTACTTTAGATTTAACTAAAGCTCAGATTCTATGGATGGATCTTGAATGGTTAGGTGTTGGTTCTGTTAGATTAGGATTTGTAATTAACGGACAGTTTATTGTTTGTCATACATTCCACCACGCCAATGTAATTCCTAGTACTTATATTACTACTGCTTCGCTTCCTCTCCGTTATGAAATTGAGAACACAGCCGATACTTCTGGAGCTTCTACGTTAAAACAAATCTGTTCTACAGTAATCTCTGAAGGAGGATACGAACTTAGAGGAGAACAACGTTCTATAGGAACTCCTATTCTTACTCCTAGAACTTTTGCAGTAGCCGGTACTTATTATCCTATAGTAGGGATTAAGTTAAAGGCAGCTAGACTTGATGCTATTGTAATTATTACTGCTATTTCTCTTTTAGGTACTGGAAATGGTAAAAATTATGCTTGGAGATTAGTAAATGGAGGGGCTACTATTACAGGAGGTTCTTGGGTTGATGCTTCTCCTGATTCTTCTGTTCAGTATAATTTAACTGGAACAAGTGTAGCAGGAGGAAGAATTTTAGCTAGCGGTTATATTAATTCTTCTAACCAAGCTTCTCCTGCACTTAATATATTAAAAGAAGCTCTTTTTTCCAACCAATTAGAAAGAAACGGACTTACTGGGGTACCTTATGAATTTGTACTTGAAGTAGCTGTGGCTTCTACTTCTGGAGGTGAAAGTGTGTTTGCTTCAATTGATTGGGAAGAAATAAGCCGATAAAACTTAAACTTAAAACTAAATAAATAAAAATGAACTATATTGACGTAAAAAATTTCCGCAAGTACGAACAACTCTTCGGAGATAATGGTCCTGCAAAGATTGGACATGTAAACTATGTCATTAAAAACACAAACGAAGACATAACCAATCTTCAAACTCAGATAGATTCTAAGACTTCCAAGATTATTACATTTAATCGTCAGACCGCTTCTTATGTTTTACAAGCTGCAGACGCAGATAAAATGGTAGAAATGAATGTAGGTTCAGCTAATAATCTAACTGTACCTGCTAACGTATTTACTGCAGGACAACAGATTCTTATCTCTCAATATGGAGCTGGACAAACTACAGTTTTAGCTGGAATAGGAATGACTATTCGTAGTAATGGAGGTAAAGACAAATTAGCTGCTCAATACAGTGGAGCTACTTTGGTTTTTATTTCTCCAACTGAAGCTTACCTTTTTGGAGATATAACTGTATAATCTTATGATACTATCTACTCACGGCATAATAATCCCTAACTCAGCTCCTTATACTTATCTTTTAGATTTGTATCCAGGAGCTGACGCTGCTTTTTCTTTAAGAAAACTCAGTAGCACCTACTCAGGAAGTGCTATCCGTGTAAGAAGAGCTAGCGATAATACAGAACAAGATATTGGATTCTCCGGAGATTTTTTAGATGTTGCAAGTTTGTCTGCGTTCTGTAGTGGAACTACTGGATGGGTAACAATGTGGTATGACCAATCTTCAAACTCAAGGGTTGCATACAACTTTACAGCTTCTCAACAGCCTTTAATTTATTCTATCTCAAGTGTATCTACCTTAAATGGTAAGCCTTCTTTAGAATATTTAAACAATTTTGCTTACCTAAAAACAAACTCTTTTACAGGAGGAATTGTTGATAGTCAATTTATGGTTGTAAGAGCTAATGTAATTAACTGTATAATATCAGACGGAAACAACACCAACAATATAAGTATTTGGACAACAAATACCCCAGGAGATTTAAGAGTATTTGCTGGAAATATAGACATTGCTTCAGGAATATTTCCATTAAATCAACAGCATTTATTAACTGCAATTACTAATGGAGCTAATTCATTAATTAAAGTAGATAACACCGAAGTAACTAAAAATATAGGCACTAATGTTAGAAACGGATTAACTCTTGGAGCACATGGGGGACTTCAGTTTAATAGACTTCAAGGCTTTTTTCAAGAATATATAAATTATCCTATGGATATGACTAGTAGTAGAGTTGCAATTCAAACCCAAATAAACAATTATTATGGAATCTATTAAAGGATATAAATATCTTACAGAACAAGCAGCGCAAGATGCTGTAGATCTTTGCAATGCTTATTACGGTATACCTTCAAGCCCAACAAGTGTAACTACAACTTGGACAACTTATTACTACAGTTTAGGACCTGATACTCCTTTTTGGTTTATTCTTCATGATGATAGTCTTTTAGAAGTATTAGGCCCTCCTTCTGAATTTGAAATAGAATTTACAAATTAAAAGATATGCAAAATAAAAAAATGACCAACCCAACAGATGGGATAAATGAGTCAAATAAAAAACTTAGAGCTATTTATGATCAGCTCTGCTGCCTAACAGGAGCAGTAAACGATATTGATATTAACGTAGGAGACATTGAACTAGAAGTAGACGGAGTAGAAGAACTACTTCAAGATATTTTAGATGCCCTTAGTGGTGGAGGTAGCTACAACCAAATGAGTAGTGTATCTATAGCTGCTGCTGGAACTCAAACTTTTGTACCTAATTCAGTACATAGCTTTGCTTGGGAACTAGGAACAGGCGCTACTATTCAAATATCTAATGGAGTCACTACTAATACTTTTGAAAGTAACGGAAACCTTTCTTTTACTGCGCTTAATTCTCAGACCTTGACAATTACCGCAGTAGGAGGTACAGTTAAACTTATTTATATTTACTAAGATGGAATGTGCAATGGTTTCTTTCTCTGGAGGAGGAGGATTAAAATTTTGGCTTGAGAATTACTCAACCGCAACACAAACTAATGTATCTTTTACTCCTAAAGTAGCAGATGCTAATGTGTCTGTTGTATTTCAACCTAAAGGAACAGGAGCTATTTTGGCTCAAATACCCACAGGAACAACGGTAGGTGGAAATTCAAGAGGGCAGAACGCTGTTGATTTACAAATGGGAAGAAACAATGCCAACCAAGTTGCAAGTGGAAATTATAGTGTAATTACAGGGGGCATAAATAACCGTGCTTCAGGTAACAATAGTTTTGTTGGAGCAGGTGCTTCTTTATTGGCGAGTGGTGGCAGTTCGGGTATTGTATCAGGAACTTCTAACACAGCAAGTGGCAGCAACTCTTTTATAGGTGGTGGTCAGTCGAATACGGCATCAGGTACAGATAGTTTTGTAGGGGGAGGTAATGGGAATTTAGCATCGGGAACTCAAGCATTTTCAGGGGGTGGGATTGGTAATGCGTCAAGAAGTTTTTATAGTGTAGTTGGAGGAGGGTATTTTAATACGGCTAGTGCAGGAGCAGATGGGACTGCTGTTTTATCAGGAGGCTTTAATACAGCAGGGGGGAGTTGGAGTTGTATTGCAGGAGGTGCTTCAAATGCAAGTGGAACATACTGTTTTGTTGGAGCAGGTCAAAGCAATACAGCAGGAGGTAGTCATAGCGTTTGTGCAGGAGGGGAAAGTAATACAGCGAATGCGGGTTGGGCTACTATTGGAGGAGGGGCTCTGAACCAAGCGACAGGTAATTATTCAGTATCTGTCGGAGGGTATCAGAATTTAGCAACTGCGCTTAACTCTGCCATTGGAGGAGGAGATAGGAATACCGCATCAGGCGTAAACTCGGTTATATCAGGAGGAGGTGACCATATAGCAAATGCTCAATACAGCACTGTATCAGGAGGTTGGGCGAGTAGGGCTACTGCTCAATATGCAACTGTAAAAGGAGGTGCTTTAGCAAGTGCTTCTCTGTATGGTCAACAGGCTTTTGCAGCAGGAAGATTTGGAGGCGCAGGAATATTCGGAGACGCACAAGCACACGAACTCATTTGGCGTAGAGAAATAACAGGAACAGCACAAACAGAACTTTTCCTTGACGGAGCAAGTATAGCTGCTATTCTTCCAGCTACAAATGCTCTTTGGCAAGGAACTATTGAAATAGCTGCCATTTGTACTGTAACAGGTAACGGAACTACAACTGTAGGAGCCGTAGAAGCAACTTCTTATAAAGTTACAATTAAAAGAATTGGAACTACTACTTCACTTGTAGGAACTGTTCAAGAAATAGGAACTACTAATGCAGACGCTTCTATGTCTACTGGAGTCTTTACAATAGATAATAATGACGCAAACGAAAGCCTAAGAATACAATTTACTCCTCCCACTACTGCTGGATCCACTACAGTAATTCGTGTAGTAGCTACATTCAGAGGACTTCAAATTCAATATTAATAAAACTAAACTAAACTAAATAATCATGGCACTTAAAATTAATGCTGACGTACAGACTACCGATGGTTTTACTGTACAACCTTTCGTATTCCTTGACATTCAACTTTACAACGGATTTTCAAGAGCTATTCTTTCTTACTACAAAGATGAAGCTTCTTACTCAGAAGGAAAATCTACAGTAAATGTAAGTCTTCCTAATCTAGCCCCTGTTGAGTTGACTTATGAAGAATTCTTCGGTCCAGACTTAGCTATGTTGTTTCACAACAAGGCTATTGAATTAATCGAAGAAATCACCGGATCTGGAACTGTTGTAGTAGTTAAATAATCCAATGAAACTCTCTGCGACTCTTTACTCGGCCACCACTGTTTTTGCTTTTGTAGGAAGCTACTTTTTTAAGTTGGGTTCCGATTACGCAGAACAGTATCTTGCAATTGTTTCAGTCGTACTTTTAGATGGATTTTTTGGAACTATAGCCGGAACTAAGATTGAGGGGTTTAAAACCCACAAAGCTCTTAAAGTCATTAAAACTTTAGTTACCTGGATTCTTCTTCTTACAGGTGTTTTTATAATCGAAAAGAGTTTTGTAGGAACCGACTGGCTATCAGAAACAATTGCAGCTCCTTTTATTTTATTTCAACTTATTTCAGCCTTAAAGAACGCAGAGAGAGCAGGATTTATTAAAAACGAACTTCTTACTTTTATTTTAGATAAGGTAGATCGACACAAAGTTACAGCTACGGAAAAAGAAAAAGGGGAGTAAAAACTCCCCTTTCTTTTTAGCTTAATATCTGTAGATTTCTTTAGAGATGTCCACAACTTTGTCTTCAAGTGGACCTGAGTAAACTATTTCTTTAAAGGTTTTGCTGAATTCTGAAAATTTACCTTTTCTAAAAAGGTAAATATCCTGTCTAAATATAGGTTTATATTTAAACACAAACATCATTCCTTCATCTGTCTCGTAATAATCATAAAAGGATTTAAACTCTGTTATGTTATTTAAGAGACTAGCAGCAGTTACTCCTGTTCTAGTTTGAATCAATAAAGCATGAGGAACTCTAAAGTGAAAAAAGATACACTCTCTGTACTTTTTTCTAGCTCCATAATCATCTAGGTACACTCCTAATAGTCCAGCTCTTTTTAAAAGAGGCATACTGCCTTTTTCAAAAATCAACCCATATAGAATATTAGTAGTGTCATTGGTCACAGTGTCAACCATTTTTTTCCCTGATTTAAGTAAACATGCATAGGGTAATGCCAAATACCTTCTTCAGTGTGCCATTTAAATCTTTTGATAGCTTCAGCAAATCCGTCGTAATACTTTTCTCCTTTGTAGCCTCCTTGTTCCCCCATTAGAAGAATTGTAGAGTCACATACATACTCAACTGGTGAACCTGGGTACTTAAATGATTCCACTACAAAAGAGAAAGGTGCAATAAAATACCCTTTTTCTAGCAACTGTTTGATTTTCTCAGGAGGACTTTCGTGTAATCCGTAAGAATAAAAAGAAGCTTGAAAGTAATATCCCATTTTCCAGAATATCCATTCCCAGTTATCTGTAGGACTTTCGGTTACTTTGAGATCTACAGGAAAGATTAGTTTCTTTTCGTGATTAATGTGAATTAAATCCATTAATCCTTTACAAGCTTCTCCGTCATAAGTAAAGTTAAGTTCTACTTGGTATAGATTTTCTGTGTCTTCTGGTTGGCTAAAATAATGCTTTACAAAATCATTATACCTAAGACTATCTACTACGGATTGTACTTTTATAAACTGTTCAGAAGTTAAGACTTTTTTACCTCGGTTGTTACAGAGGAATTCGTAATAGTCTTGTCCGTCTTTCTGAAATTTAACTTTAAGTACATCGTGGCTAATCTTAGCTCCTGTCTTTTGATAAGCTAACTCTGGACTACCAGTAGTGAATAGGTGCCAAGCATAATCACCTACTTGTCCTGTAGGCTTAATTAAATCTGTAACTACGAATTGTTCATAGAACTTATCTTCTCCTTGAGTTAAGATAAGATCACAAGCGTCTCCTATCATTACATTTTCAGAGGGTTCGTCGTCGTCTGGGATTTCGCTTCCTTCTTGCTCTTGTAAGCGTTTAAGGAAGAGTTGTGGGCTATAAAGTAGTTTTTTAAGCAAACTTTGGTTTAACCCTTTGTTTTGTAAATAATTATTATCTATTATCATATAAATTTTTTCTTAGTTTAAATTCAAGTATAGCGAGTGCGTTCCAAGCTACAGCTATATCGTGGTCTAGTTCAGAGTCTTCTCCGTCTTTAAAGAAGTGTCTCATTAAGGCATTTTGGTAACTTTCAATTCCTCTTTCTTCTCCGATACGAAACCAGTTCTCCCAATCGTCTCCTTTCTCGTATTTATCGTGACCGTGTTTACTTCTAGCTACAACCTCTCTAACGGCTAAAGGAAACTGAGTACACAACACTGTGTAATAGGGAAGTTTTTCATCGTCAAATTTTAGAGCCTTTTCTGCACTCATGCCTTTACATATTTGTCAGAGTCTGGAATTTTAACACCTAGAATATCTGTTGCAAAAATAACACATTTGTCTATAAATTGTGCTACCTCAGACCTTTTGGCGTGTTCTAAACTCATAGGAACCTTAATAACGCTTTCGCTGATAGGAGAGTATTTCTCTTCATAAAAATACATATCTTTAAGAATAGTTACAATTTCTTCTTTAGAGTAAGCTTCTCCCTGCATCTCTTCAAAAGCTTGTTTAATAATTGGAAGTACAATTCCGAAAAAGTATCTCAGCTGAGGATTGCTTTTTTTGTCTTCGGAACGTACAAAACATATCTCTACATCACAGTAATTGTCTATTCCAAGAAGAGCCAAGAAATAACTTTGCATTAAATCTCGGTCTCCTTGGAGTTCAACAGTACCGTCTATCTTCCTATGTAGAGTACCAGGAATATAGATGCGGTTAATCATTCATTTTTCTTTTTAGTAAAATTTCTTTAATGTCCTCATCTGACTCGTACTCTTGTCCTTCAAAAATGTAAACATCTTTTTCTTCGTCGTGTTCATACTTGTCAAAATCTAAATCACTAAGATAGTAGTCTGTTATTTCTCCTTTAGGATTAAAGATAGCTTTTCCATACAAAAGATTGCCAGGTTCATTGTAATCAAGCTCTATTTCTGTTTTTAAAGTTTTAGCCAAAGCTTCTCCTGTTTTAAGAGCAGGACTCCACTTTGTACTAAAATAAATACAATCCCCTTCTATGTAAATATCAAAAAGATACCTGTCATCTTCAAACCAATCAAGAGTTTCTCCACCTCCAGATTCCGCTTGATTTTTGATTAATTCCTCAAATACGTCTTTTACATCTTGATTGCCAGTCAAGATGAAATTACTGCACCAATTAGGCATTAGTTTAAGTATTTTTTGTCTGTAGAATTTCCGCCAAGAAAGTGAGTTTTAATCTCAGCTCTACCCATAGGTTGTTCAGCTACTCTAAATTTGCCTGTATCCGCAATAGCATCTGCTATATCGTCTGAATTTATGTCAACCATGTGCATATCTCCATTAGGAAGAATAGCTATTGTCATAAAGGTACAATCAGCTATAGTGATTCCATCTACTATTACTTCTTCTTTTGGTTCCTCAACTTGTTTTTGAGCTTCTTCTAGCATTTCTTTTTTAAAGTCTTCAAAGCCTTTTTCAAAAATACCATAGGTATTAAGCATAGAGTCTGCTTCTTCGCCTTTACCTTTTCCTCTTAGGAATTCTGCAAATTCCTCAATTAAATTGTTATCCATCTGATTTATTTTTTTTAAATTTCTATGTAATCTATTTCTTGTTCTTGTAGTTCTTTTAAGATCTCAACGTCTTCTGGGTTAAAATCCCACTCTTCTAGTCCAGCTAAAAGAAAACCTATATTATACTGGTTAGTGTCTCCGTCTATACTAGTCATACTAGGACTAGCGTAAGTAAGTATTTCTGAAATACTTTTATTACTTAGAGGAGGGTTGTAACAAACTTTAAGTATGTTGTATTTTTTCATTTAATTTTGTTTACATGTAATACAAAGTGATCTTCTTGTCTTTCGATTTTTTTTACTTTGAGGTTAGTCATTAGAGGATCAATAATTCCTAAACCCATACCTAAGTGTATCCAAGGACCCCCTGGAAAATCCACAAAGTCTAATTGAGTTCCACTACGATTATATCCTGTTCTTATAAACTCAGAGTACCCGGTTACTTTTACGGTGTCCTCTTCTGCTTTAAACTTGATTTCGTCGTTATGTCTGTTTAAATAAATAATTTCCATAAGTTAAAGACTTGAAAGAATTTTGGCTTGCTCTTCGACTAGTTGTTCTTTTGTTACTAAGTAGCTGTGAAGTAGCATTCCTTCTTTAGTATAGATAGAAACTTGGATTGTTTCCAAAGTTTCCAAAATTTGTATTTTGTAATTACTCAGGTTGATTTCCATCTTGAATTTTGTTTAGATTAATCTCTACGAAGGTATCAAATTCATCTCCTTCAAAAGTTTTTCCTGTTATTTTGTCCATGAGAACTTTGGCAGGAAGATAGACTTTTTCTTCAATAGTGTAATCCCCAAGAGTTTCTTCTAGGGGATACCTTACCGTGTAAACTTTTACTTCTTTGCGAATGAGTCTTATGCCTTCCATGGCTACGGTTTCTCCTAATACTGTTATTTTCATATATTTATTTTTCTAGTTGTTTTAAAAAGTACTTACAAAAATTAAGTAACTCCTCATTTGTTGCACTATTTTTCATTGTGTTAGCTTTCATTGAGATTACTTGAACATTTCCTTTTACATACCCTTTTGTGTTATCAATCCTGTCTAGTGAGCAGTTATCTTGATAACTTGTTTCATCAGCAAATATAAAAGGAATTTTGAACACCGGGCACTCGTTTGGAATAATAATGTCTTCAATTGTTAGGTTAAAATCTAAATTAAGTTTTTTGGCTCTTCTTCTTGCGTTACCTAGCATTCTTTTTCTTCTACCCAAGTGAGTGTTATGACTTTTCATTTTAAGTCGATTAATGTACTCTCGATAGCCTAGATCGTGTTGCAGTCTAAGTTTTCTTGGGTAGTTTCTATCTATCTTAGATTTTTCAGTTACTTGATGTTCATCCCAGCAGGTTAAACATATAGCTGACAAACCATCAGGGTTACGATTAACCCTCATAAAATAGTTAGAACTTTTGACTTCTTTACACACACAGCATGATTTCTCTGTAACTATATTAACTTCTTCCTTATGTTTCTTCTTTCTTTTAATATAGTCACATTCTTTGCAGTGCCCTAAATACCCATCTTTGGTTAAAGGGTGTCTATTAAAAAGCTGAAGCTCTAGTTCTTTTTTGCAATTTTTACAGATTTTAGTAATCATAGCTCAAATATACAAAAAAGAACAGAGTTTTCCAAGTTATTTTTTCCAATAACTCGCAACAGCAGCTTCGGCTTTTAATTTTACTCGCTTACAAAACGGGTTGGCTCCTTTTTCCATAGCAAGTTGTATTTGAGTAGCTACTTCATTAATCATCTGCTCAGGGGCTTCAATTACCCACTCATCATGAACAACATTAACTAGTTTAACTACCCCAAATAAGTTATTAGGTAATATGTAATCCTGCCAAAAGTAAATACCAGCAAGTTTAGTTATTTCCGCTGATTCGCCTTGTACACAATAGTTTTGGGAAATTCTTTCAATTTCTCCTTTTTTGCTAAAGTACTTTGAAACTTTTTCTCTCATTTCTAGAAAAGTTGGAGAGTCACTTGCTTTTTCTTTTAGGTTTCTATACCTAGCCCAATAAGATTTATCAAAAGTCTTTTCTAATTCTTTGAACTCATCAAAGTAATCAATGTAGCATTTTTTACCTGTGATTTTTGATAGTGTGACATAGCCTTTTTCAAGAGCTTCTTTCTTTCCTGTTTCAAAATAATCTTTAAGCTGTGAGAAAGCCTCAAAGTACTTACCATAAATATCTTCTGCTTCTTCTTGGGTAAGATTTAATTGGTCAGCTAAAGCTTGTGCACTACCTCCATAAGCTAAACAAAAAGAAACAATTTTACTTTGCTGCCTTCTGTTCTTGTGATTCTTTTTAATTTCGTCTAGTTCTAAATGATTAAGTTCCTTAAACATTTTCTTTGCCACAAAACTATGCATGTCAGAAAACCCTCTGTCGTAGAATTCAAGCAGATTAGGCTCTAATGACTGGTTGGTTAAAACCACGGATTCCTGGGAACTGTAGTCGCAACTAATAAGCAAGTTACCTTTCTCAGCTACAAAACAACTTCTTGTCTCTTCGTCTGAGGGGATATTTTGCATATTAGGTAGTTCTACTTTCATTACTTTATCTTTACCGCCAGAAGATAATCTGCCAGTATTCATCAGTTGTTTATACTGAGTGTGGATTCTTCCGCTTACAGGATTGATTAGTTTAAACCAGTTCTCCCCGTAGGTACTTAAGTCTTTTTGGCACTCCTTATATTTACAGTAAGTTTCGATAATAGGAAACTTTTTTGCAAACTTAATAAGGTGTCCTTGTTCTACGGTATCTTTATACTCGCCTTTGTCTTTGACTTTAGTATTGACTCCAATTAAGTTAAAGAAACGAATAACCTGCTTAGGAGAGTTCCAATTAATAACTACCGAAAGTTCTGGATTAAATAAGTCGCCTTGAAAGTTAATAAATTCTTTCATATTGTTCTCACGAATAAATTGATCTAGTTGGTTTTTGTAACCAATCATTTCTTTGCGAGTAGCCTCAATTTTAGCTTTCCACTTTTCTGTATCCAACTTAATACCACAATACTCTATATAGGCTAGGACTTTTACAAACCTATTATCTAGTTCGATAGAAACTTCTAGTCCTTTTTCTTTAATGAGTCTTTCTTGGATTCTTTTAATCTCCAAAAGATACTCTACGTCTTTACAGCCGTAAACAATAAGAGACTCAGTAAGTCTAGCAGAAATGTTTTTGCGTTCTTCTTTGCTTAGTTCGATTCCTAAATACTCCTTACAAAGAGAGTCTAAACCTGCTCTATGAGAGTCGATACCTAGATAAAGAGTTCTTTCTGCGAGGAAAGTGTCAAAAATACGTGTCGGAACGATACGATGATGATAAAGAAATCTAAGGTCAAACTTGCCATTCTGCATGACAAGTAACTTAGATTCAAGTAATTTTTTATAATTCTGGATGTCAATAGTAGCTGTGTCAATAAAATACTGATTAACTCTGTCACCTATTTGAAGACTTATGAGTGCACAAGTATAAGGGTCAAAGCCCAAGGTTTCCGTATCTACGGCAATCTCGTCAAGATTATTAAGATAAGCTAGGCTTTCTTCTACTG